TTGAGTAACATGGTGATTGTTACCCGGGACGTAAGTAAAGAAGACCCTCACAATTACTGCGGGCGAGATGTAGTAAAGGGCGAACTGTTTTACACTTTTATCTCGCCAACCTACGGTTGCGTGGATTCATACAACGGCATTGCGCTAAGCGCGGAGGGCGTAGACATCTATCCATTCTTTGAGTTTCCCCGCGATGCAGTTAGGATTTACTCGTGAATATTTATCTGGGCGGTAAGATGATTGGCGTTCCGGGTTTTGGTTTTACAGATTTTGATTTGACCGCAGAAATACTACGTGGACTAGGCCATGAAGTCTTTAGTCCGGCGGAGAAAGATAGGGCCGAGGGATTTAAGCCAACCCTTAACCAGAGCAGTTATCAGGATGTACTAGATATGGGTTTCGATAGGGCAGGTGCATTGTGGGCCGATCTCGATTGGATCTTTCATCGTCCATCGGACGGAATGGTAGTCCTGCCATCATGGCCGGATAGTCCTGGCACTAAGCTGGAAATTGCTGCGCATCAGGCACTTTACCTTCCCGTATGGGAACTAGAGGAATTCCTCATTAGCCAAGAGTTTGCCCCTAAACTGGCCCCGCTTCTGTCCGGAGGGATTACCTATGCATGATCTATGGTTGTCGAAGATTTACCCAATTGACTATATTGGGTTTGTTGAGCTACTCGATTCAATGGCTAGCGATCTCACGGTAGTAAACGCTGCCAGAGTTTCCTTTAATAAGGACTCGAAAGAGATGGGGGCTAAAGAAGCTAGCCTTATTAAGCATCTGATGAAGAACCGTCACGGTACGCCGTTCGAGCATTGCGTGTTTCAGTTCCGGGTTAAAGCGCCGTTGTTTGTCGTGCAGCAATGGGAACGTCATAGGATGGCCAGCTACAATGAAGAGTCCGCGCGCTGGTCAAAGATGAATGCGGAGTTTTATATCCCTGACGAGAATGAAGCAATTCGGCTCCGGTCGAAAACATCTTATGCGCTGTATGAGTCGTTGCTAGCCGGAGGAATGCCCAGGGAAAAAGCCCGGCTGGTTTTGCCGGGCAATCTTTACAAGACTTTCTGGTTTACCGTCAATGCCCGTTCTCTAATGAACTTCATTTCTCTCCGGAATGACGACCACGCACAAGAGGAAATTCGCCAGTATGGCGCGGCCATTGAGCAGATGTTCGCTCGGGCCATGCCTGTAACTTTCGACGCATTCAAGGATAACGGAAGGGTAGCACCATGATAGCGAGAATTTGGCATTGGGCGATTAGGTCGGGCGTATTCCTGATAGCGGCCGTGGTGGGAGCGATCCTGCTGGCAGGCTTCCTATTCCGGCCCGTTACGATCCACGATACCCACATATTGCCTAGTTCTAAGACATCAGTACAGGTTTACTGCCCGTCTAACGGGGGCATCCCTACCGTCAACGGAAACGGCTGATATTAGTGGATCTCGCGGAGTTTCTTGCCTACATGGAACAGATGACCGGGAGGCCGCTTACATTGTGGCAGAAAGAATTGCTGATGATGATATTCGTACAGGAATTCAATCAGGAGTTTGACAAGCTAGACGAAACATGATAAGGTGGATGTATACGCCTGATCCAGCAAGGGAAGGAATTTTAAGTGCGAACAGTCCAGCCGAGAGGTGACGTTACTAAGCTGCCCAAGTGGGCGCAAACATATATCAGCAATTTGAATAGCCAGATTGAGTCATTGGGCGGCTCATTGACTGCGGTGTCATCCGAGCATCCCAAATCCAATGTAGTTATGCAGGGCAGGCATATATCAGACCCGGATATCACGCTCCCGCCTAATTCCTCTATCTATTTCTACATGGATGATTCAAGTGATCGTCTGATGAATATGGTCGAAGTTCGGCATTCAGATAAGCATATCCTACTTGTGCGTGCATCGGGCGTGAGTCTAGCTATTCGGCCGGTAGCCGGAAATACGATCCAGTTGGAGATGGATAAGAGATGACGGTAGGAGAACTAGTCAGGTATTGCAAGGAAAAGCACCTGCCTTTTGATTCCACATTCCTTACCTTCCAAGAGGATAAACTAGATTCTAAAACGGAAAGATCTATTGACCACGTTATGAACGTGGCGCATGCGGGTAATATCCATTACGTCAAATTGGTTGGATACCTGTAGGGAGAATTTGCATGGATAACATGACTCTGGTAAAGGCGCACATGGAAGATAATAAAGTCCGGCGAGCTAGAGGTTGGCGCGGATTGCGGCGACATCACAAACAGCGCGCTATTCGAGGTTGGTCCTATTACGACTGGTGGAATGGCAGTGCCCATATCTGTGAGGTTATTGGCAGCATGGCGGCCGCTTATCGGGAAGGTCACGGCTACCCGGCTGGCAGTTCTTCGGAAGAATGGAACAAAACCCTCGCGGATATCTCAGAACCGTTGCTAGCCTACGCCTTGCTAAAGGATCACGTTTCCACTTGTGAGGAAGAGAAAGAATTGCACGACCGAGCACAGAAAGCGTTGCACTTGTTTGCTGACAACTTTTCCGATTTTTGGGATTGACAATGGACGAGCGTTGGGTAAGTGCGGACATCTACCAGAATTCGAGCATAGACACAATTCTTCACGCTCAGCGTCGGTTGGTTAGTACCTATCGAGAGAAGTTTGGAGAGACGCCAATGAGGGCACGAATTGTTTATTGGCGTAAAGTGGGCCGCACATTTTCGGTCTGTTGTGTTAATTCTCGAATCAGTGCTAGTTCAGCCGACGCAGATGGAGCTACATTGTTTATCGAATTTGATGACGGTGCACCATTCGGAAGGGGAACTAAGTGGTAAAACGAACTAAGACAAAGAACGATAAACCGTGGCCTGATTCGTGGGTCGTTACGTTTGAGTATCAACTGCCCAACGGCATCAAGCTAGTCTCCCGCAAATTCGACTTCACGCTAAAGGGCAAACCTCGAACGTGGTATCAGTTTAGCCGACACGTGCTGAATAACGATAATGGCCGGGAATGGATTGACGCTTTCTACATCTATCCTATGGGCGGGTTTTGCTCATGGCCGGTAGATCAGATTGATAAGGTCAGGCCGCATGTCATTCCAAAGGCGCATAAGAAAGGTAGAGGTAAGTGATGTCTGACTATACGCCATTTGGCTCGTTCGGTATTGTGCATCCGGATAACGAAAACGACATCTGTTTTGTCGGCGGGTGTGTTGGGGAGCGCCAGCCTAGTGGAATTTACATTTGTTATAAGCATGCAGGTGGTGAGGTAAGGTGGCGTGGCATTGAGGGTATTCGACGGGAACTGCCCCGGACAATGTATATCAATAATGTAATGACTACGCTTATCGATCACACGGACCCGGCTTCCCCTAGTAGCCCTGGATAGGAATAGAAAATGGAACAGGAAGTACCTGTAAAAATCAATGGCGTTGTTTGCGGACATGCGACAGTAATGACATCAGGTCCGAAGGGCGTTACGGTGCGAATTCAAATGGACGATTCAGAACTTGCGGATACAGTGCTAGGAAAACTGGCTTCTCAGGAAATGTCATTCGCATGGACTGATCCTCTCGACTACTCTTTTATGGGACCGGTGCTTTAATGGCAAAAAGGAATTGGGCAAATGAGCGAGCACGACTCGGCGGTGCCTATGATCGAGATGAGGAATTCAGCTTCCTCAGTTTTAGATTTGACGATTCATTTCTGGAAGATTTCAAAACTCGGACGCCTGCGTGGGGATTCGCAATGGGCGGGGGAAACTATCTGGGCGAGTATGCCTTTTACACAAAGTATTCCCGGGTAAAGGCAGACGGCAATAAGGAACGGTTTTACGAATGTCTTCGGCGTGTGATCGAAGGAATGTATTCGATTCAGAAAGATCACGCATTGCGTAATCGCCTGCCGTGGAATGAGCAGCAGGCTAGGCTATCTGCACAAGAGGCATACATACGGGCATTCGACGGTAAGTGGTCACCGCCCGGTCGTGGCTTTTGGATGATGGGTACTGAATTCGTAAATGGTCGAGGTGATTCAAGTGCATTGCAGAACTGCGGCTTTCTCTCTACAAAGTTCATCAGTACCGAATATGCCGAACCGTTTGTCACTCTAATGAATATGAGCATGCTCGGTGTGGGCGTGGGATTTGATACGCTAGGCGCGGGCACAATTGAACTGCATGAGCCTACTCCGGTTAACCATCCGTATCAAAAGCCTACGATAATTGAGGATAGCCGAGAGGGATGGTGCAAGGCAACGGCCCAATTGCTCAATAGTTTTTTCAAACCTGGTAAGCGGGAAGTGTCCTTTGATTTCTCTGATATTCGGCCAGCCGGATCTGTGATCCAGGGTTTTGGCGGTACAAGTGCAGGACCGCGCCCCCTAAAGCAATTGCATCGCAGGCTACGCAGTTTGCTTGGAATGCGCCGGGGTCAGTCAATTACCTCTACCGATATCGTGGACATTATGAACATGATAGGTAAGTGTGTAGTAGCGGCCAACGTGCGCAGTTCCGCAGAGATTGCGCTAGGCGATCCTTATGATTCTGAATTCTTGCAGCTAAAGGATTGGCGAGTTAATCCAGAACGAATGGGTTATGACGGTTGGGGCTATACGTCCAACAATTCAGTCATTGTCCGTCAAGGTGATGACCTGTCGCATTTGGCAGAACAAATTCAGCTTAATGGCGAACCTGGTATTTTCTGGCTAGACACGATTCGCACAAAAGGCAGAATGGTTGACGGCTGGAATGAGAAGGACCATCGCGCAATGGGCGTTAACCCATGCGGTGAGCAGCCGCTAGAGAATCACGAATTGTGTACACTAGTCGAGACATTCCCCACTAAGCATTCCGACCTAAACGATTATGTCCGGACACTTAAATTTGCCTACCTATATGGTAAGAGTGTTACCCTGCTAGCGACTCAGTGGCCACGTACCAATGAAGTGATGATTCGCAACCGCCGGATTGGTACTAGCATGACGGGCATTGCAGAATTCGCGGAGGCCCGAGGTTGGGCCGAACTAAAACGCTGGCAGAATGAGGGCTATGCAATTATCCGCGAATGGGATGAAACTTATTCGGAGTGGCTTGGAGTACGGGAGTCTATTCGGGTAACGACTGTAAAGCCTAGCGGAACTGTTAGTTTGCTATTCGGCGTAACTCCCGGTTGCCATTGGCCAAAGGAACGTGGCTATTATGTGCGTACCGTCAGGGAAACTGTAAACAGTCCTGTTGTCGAGATTATGCGCCGGGCAGGCTATCGAGTCGAACCCAATAAGATGAATCCCACAATGGGCGTTGTGATTTATCTGCCTGTAGTTGGACCTGATATCCGATCGGATTCGGAAGTAAGCATCTGGGAAAAGGTCAGTTTGGCGGAACATTGTCAGCGATATTGGAGCGACAATTCAGTATCAGTTACGGCGAGTTTCGATCCTAAACGAGAGGGCGGGGAAATTGACGCTATCCTCCGGGCATTCGACGGTAGGCTAAAATCGCTATCATTTCTTCCAAGCGAAGAGGGCGTATATGCCCAGGCCCCGTATCAAAAGGTTACGCAAGAGGAATGGCAGATTATGCATAATTCGATTATGCCTATTGATTGGGCTGCGCTATATGGTGAAGCCATTGAGCCGGAAGGTGAACGATTCTGTTCCAACGATGTTTGCGAGGTGCTGTAAATTATGCCTGACTATTACGACGGTAAAAAGGGAATCCAGCCGTTTGATATCATTGATGCATTTGGACTAGATTTCTATGAGGGCAATGTTATCAAGTACATTTGCCGATGGAGAAAAAAGGATGGCATTCAGGACTTGCGTAAAGCCCGCGATTACATAGATGAGATTATCAATCGTGCGGAAGATGCAGAGCAAGCTGCGGAAGATGATTGGGCCGAGCAGCATTTCTGGAGTGTGACCAAGGATTGTGGATTATACAAAACTGGATAAGGTAGTTGCCGAACATTTGGAAGATACCGGCAATATGGTTAGCGGCCTAATCTTGGATGACATTGGAGTAGATGGCCATGAGATAGCTAATCTGCTATGGAGAATTGCTGCACATTTGAGGAAGCGGAATGAATAATCAGCCGGGGCGTATTAAACGACTAGTGTGCTGGATTCAAGGTTGCGGTTCACATAAGGTAGATGTCGTTTCCAGTTCACTAGGCGGGCGGTCTATTTGCATGCGCTGCGGTAAGGATTTCGACTACTCAATAGATAAGGTTATCCGACCATGATGGGACATACGCACCTATTGATAGGTGAAGCGAGTTGGCTAGGCGCATTGACGATAGCTAACGTGTCTGGCAGTTTGCCACTTACGCTGGGTGTATTGCTAGGCGGTACTGCGGTTGCAAGCCTAGGCGCAATTGAACCGGACATTGATTCAAAGCGAAGCATTGCATCCAATTTGCTCGGGCCAGTTACCCGGGCTATTTCGTTTGTGGTGCGGAAAGCTTTTGGAGGGCATCGCACTATTACGCATAGCTTGCTAGGCATGGCTCTTGTGGATCTATTCGCATTTGGAATGCAGCGATGGCTGCATTTTCCAATCTGGATCAGTGCCGCTTTCGTAGTTGGCTGGATAAGTCATGTGCTAGCCGATATGCTGACAAAGGAAGGTTGCCCGCTATTCTGGCCTATAAGCGATCACGACTTTGGATTGCATCTCGTTACAACCGGTCTGAGTAAAAAACAAGGTAGGCATACAAGCGAATGGTGGGTTGTGCGCCCGCTCGCGGTGCTCGCTAGTGGCGCATTCTTGGCTTTGCTAGCGATGGGAATTTGAGTAGTGCGTCATTACATTGCTAAATCAGGCAAGTCTCCGGACTCCTATGAGTCATTGGTTAAGTACGTGCAGACCGTTTTGGAGCAACGGACTTATGTTCCTGACGACACGACAGAGAATAAGCTAGCACGCGGCATAGTTCTTTCTATCCTGCATCGCCTAGACATTGATTGGCCGGGTAGCTATGGATAAGCTAATCCAGAGATCGACTAGCATTACAGTAGGAATGGTCGCCGCTTTCGCGGCGACTGTTTCGTATGTGCACATTAGAGATTTGGCGTTGGCCAATGGGTATGATCCAGTAACCGCAAGTATTGCTCCATTGTCGGTTGATGGTTTGATTCTTGGATCATCGCTCCTATTGATCGCAGCTAATCGCCATCGTCTAGACGCGCCTGTAGCGAAGATAACGCTATGGCTAGGTATCGTGGCTACCCTAGCTGCAAACGTCACGTATGGTTTGCCTCACGGCGTTGTGGGGGCACTCGTTAACACATGGCCTGCCGTCGCATTCATTGCCGTGGTCGAAGCCGTTATGAACTTGGCCAAACAGAAACGCCGCAGAGTCAAGCGTGCTGAGCCGTCTGTGAAGCCAACT